GCCTCCCGTATCGGACTATGATCCCGACCTGGGATTGGTATGGTTCATACCACGAGAGATTATTCGAAAGAAGACAAAGAACGGAAAGCCCTATTGGATTGTCGCCGTAATTGATTCAAATTCAGTCTTGACAAAGTTCCGCTGTTGGGGTATTATAGAGGGTAAGGATAGGATTCACTTGAACCGCCCCTACATGGGTAAACTGGACTATGATCCAGCCTGGGGGTTCTCAACGAGATCCATTAAACGTAACTTAAGATTGTTAGGATAGAAAAATGAGAGCAATAAACGAAAATAGTATAGACATCTTGCGCCGTGAGGTAGACTTCAATGCAATTTTTGACATGATGCGAGACCTGGGAGACCAGTGCAATGACCGTAAGTTTAGGTTTGATAAGTCGGACCTTTTGGAGATGGCACTGGAAGAGCATTCTGATGGTCAGATTGAGTGGGTTGACGACATCGGGTTCGACCATATAGCGCCCGCGGTCGACGAATCTCTCGAAATGAAGACTCAGAAAGGGTGCCTTTATACACCTAAGACAAAGCAACGCAAGGCTCGAACGAAGGCTATTAAACTCACCAACACCTTGGGAGCCTCCGAGGACGCCACCATGAGCGTGACCGCCGACTGGCTCCTTCTGGTGGACACCGAGACCTATAGTGTGGCAGTGGTACCCTATGCTGTGGCGGTCGAGAAGGCAAAGCGTATCTCGGACGGATGGACTGTCCAGTTAGAGTCCGAGGATCTAGAATACCTTTTCGACCCCGACGACTATCAGCCCGGCCCCATCCAAGAAAGTAATTGGCGGGACGAGAAGCTTGCGGCGATGCGTAGCCTTGTGAGACAATATAAAAGATGATTAAAACCGTACCATACAAGGGAAGCAAAAAGAAGCTTCTCTCTCATATTGAAAAGTTCGCTAGCGACATTAACGCTACTACCGTCTTTGATGCCTTTTCGGGTTGCGGTATTGTAAGTGCACACTTGCGTTCAAAGGGTTACGAGGTTACAGCTAACGACTTGAACTATTCATCGTACCTGTACAGCCGCGTTTTCCTAGAGGGCTATGACCCTTTGGTGGTGGAGAAGCACTTAGAGATGATGAATGCACTCCCGGGCTCGTCTGATTGGCTCACTCAGAACTATAGCGGTACCGCTTCCCGAGTGATTCGCGGCACTAACGGGGCCATAGAGGAACGTCCGTTGGGTTTTAGCGAAAGCAACGCAAAGAAGATCGACGCCGCCCGCCAGTACGTGGAGGACCAGTCTATATTGTCAGAGAGAGATAAGAATGCCCTAGTATTTAGTGTGGTGTTGGCAGCGAATGAAGTGTTCAACAACACTAGTGATCAGAAGAGTGCATTTAAGGATTGGCTCGCTCGTGCAAAGAAGGATGTTATCTTTAAGGCACCGGCTCTTGTTGAGGGACCAACAGGCACCTCGTTGAATCAGGATATCTATAGTGTTAAGGCCCCAGCCGCTGACATGGTCTATATGGACCCCCCTTACACGCATGGGGTGCTCTATGCTTCGTGCTATCATCTTAACGACTCGCTCGCTTTGTGGGACAAGCCGACTCTAGACGCAGCATATGCGATCCCGCGCCCCGACCGAGCTAGTTTTCGTGGCAAGAGCGCGGGGAAGTTCTATAGTAAGAAAACAGTTGAACAGGATTTTGAGAAACTTATTGCACACCTTAACAATTGCAAGCGCCTGGTGCTGTCCTATAGTGACGCCCCGCGCAACACCATAAAGATAAAAGATCTGATAAAGATCTGTGAGCGCGCTGGGAGTACAACCATCTACACTGTGGATCATAAGATATGTACTCAGTTTAAGAAGCAGAATAAGTGGAGCGATGAGCTAAAAGAATTTTTTATAGTTATTGATTTTGGAAAGGATACACAATGATTTTACAATACCACATGTTACGAGGTAACAAATTTCCCCCCTTGAGGGCAAACCCATCCGACGCGGGTCTCGATTTGCGGTGGACTCCCAGCGAGGCAGCGGAGACAGTTATGACTGTACCCCCCGGCGCAAGTGTGCTGGTGCCGACCGGATGTACCTTCGGGATCCCTCACGGATATATGATGGAAATTAAGAATAAGTCAGGAGTCGCCTACAAACGCCAACTGTTAGTTGGGGCTTGTGTGGTGGACAGTGGCTATGAAGGAGAGGTCTTCGTCAATTTACACAACGTTGGGACAGAGCCTCAGCACCTTGAACCCGGCGACAAGGTTGCACAAGCGGTGGTAGTGCCGGTGGTTCATGCCCGATTTGTGGCTAGCGAGAGTCCGGACATTTACGAATGGTATCCCATCACTATTTCTAACCGCGGTGACGGTGCCCTAGGGAGCACCGGAAAGTGATGATATGAAAAAACTTCGCAAAGTGAACACACGAAAGCGCAAGCAGGCCCGCAAGGAGGCCCAAGATAGTCTAGACGCGAAGACCTCTATGTTTCTAGACCACCCTAAGGAATGTTGCCTATGTAGCACACCCTTTGAGAGAACTCAGGAAACAGATAAAACGTGGCAAGTGACGGTGAGGGAGAATCGGGTGCGCCTGACGTGCCCCACCTGTTCTAAAACCTTGGCTGCAGCATTGGAGAAGTTAAATGGAAAAGATTAAAGTAGGGCTGGCGTACAATGATGTGTTACTCGCCCCTCAATATTCCGACATCAAAAGTCGAAAAGACGTTGACATAAGCAGCAAGCTCATTACGGACAGGCCGGGCCACTACACATGTGAGTTTTCCCTGCCAGTGGTAGCAAGCCCTATGGACACTATTTCTGAATGCGAGATGAGTATTGCGATGTGGAACGCCGGCGGCTTTGCTATTGTGCATCGCTACAATACTATTGAAGAGCAGGTGAAGATTCTCGACGATGTGGTCTATGCAGGTGGGAACGCCGCCGCAGCGATAGGAACTTCGGGAGACTATTTAGAAAGAGCGAGTGCTCTCTGTGAGATGGGCGTACGCATTCTGTGTGTTGATGTGGCCCACGGCCACCACATACTAATGAAGGAAGCCCTTAGCGAACTGCGTGCCGCCTTTGGCGACCAAGTTCATATCATGGCGGGCAACATTGCAACCTTGGAGGGTTATAATGATTTGGTCGATTGGGGAGCCGATAGTGTGCGTTGCAATATTGGTGGCGGTTCTATTTGTTCAACTAGGGTTCAGACTGGGCATGGCGTCCCGGGCCTTCACACAATTATTGATTGCGCGAGATCAGACAGGAACGCTGCCATCATTGCTGACGGGGGAATCCGTAACTCGGGAGATATTGTCAAAGCTTTGGCAGCTGGGGCTGACTTCGTTATGCTTGGCTCTCTCTTGTCGGGTACTGATGAAACTCCTGGAGATACACTGAACACCCGCGAAGGCAAGTTCAAGCCCTATCGCGGGATGGCGAGTAAAGACGCGCAGATTGAATGGCGCGGCAAGACGGCCTCTCTAGAGGGAATTGCTACCACCGTTCCAGCAAAGGGCCCGGTTGACCAGGTCCTGGGAGAACTCGAGCGGGGAATCCGAAGCGGTCTGTCATACTCTGGTGCGCGAAGCATCAAAGAGTTGCAATCCAAAGCCAAATTTATTCGCCAGACGTCCAGCGGACAGGTCGAAAGCGGAACCCACATTTTGCGATGAAGAGGTTCCCCGATCATCATTCAATCTTATCTTTCTCCTTGGACTCGAAGCTTCATGAGAACTTAAAGATTAGGTTATTTTATGACGAGATCAAAACACAAAGTGAATTCTTTCGCTATTGTGTGGAATCTTATCTGGGTCGTGATGATTTGTTTATGCAGTTCCTGGATGATTACAAGATTAACAAGAAGGTCCAATCAAAGACAAGAGTTACGAAGTCTCGTAAACTACGAAATAGTGGAGAGCAGATATTACGTGATTTGGCCTTGACAGATGAAGATATTGAAGGTATATTTGATATATTAGAAGAGGAGTTACCTGAATTATGATACAGTTTAATAGTGTTTTTAACCTTGAGGCATTAACCATTTATCCCGAGCAGGATCATTTATTAATCCTTACCTCGCGAGATTGTAGTTGGTGCCAGAAGTTTAAACCTCATTGGCGGGAGATTGAACAAGCCGTCAAGGATAAGTATATTGTTTACGGACTAGAGGTGGATGATATAGGCGGCGCGAGAATTTTTTTGCAGGGAGTATGGTTCTTTTTATCCAAACAACTCCCCTATGGATTGGGGTATCCCTCCTTCTATAAGATTAATGTAAGCCGCGATAAAATGGACCTCGTGCCCACGGAGGTTTACTGGAACCCCGCAGAAAGTAGTTTTGATTTAGAGGGGCTCATTGCTCACCTAAGAAAGGAAGAGGAAGCGGAATGAGAGAATGTATTAAGGAATGTTATAGGACGCGCACGTGTTGCGAAAACCGAGAGTGTCGTCTACATCTGGAGTTTGAGCCAGACTTGAATTGTGCCATGATTGCTGTCAAGAAGAATGGCCCCATGACCTTGGAAGAGATCGGCGTACGCCACAACATTAGTACTGTTCGAGTTAAACAGATAGTGGATGCAACGTTACAAAAATTAAAAAAGACATTAAAGACCAGAGAAACTATTTAAAAGTAGCATATTTCGCGATCATGTTAGGAGAACCCGAGATGTCAGACAAAAAGAATCTATTAAATGAAAGCCAAGTAAGGCAGTTTATGAAGCTAGCGCGGCTAGAACCACTCTCCCCCGGCTTCGTAGAGGGACTTACTTCAAACAGTAACACTGCCCAGGATCTTGAGGAAACTCATGGCCGCGGCACCAACGACCCCGGCTATGGGGCGGACAACACAAGTCCTGGACGCCGCGTCAAGGTCGCCGAAGCCGAAGCCGGCCCCGGGGAACTCGAAGACTTTGCAGCCGACGATCTCGCCGACGATAGCGTCGAGGGAGATGAAGAAGCTGCCCATGACGAACTGGAAGCGGACGCCGAACTGGGCGCCGCCGATGAAGGTCGTACGGTCTCGGTTGATGACTTCCTTGCTGCCCTGGAGAGCGCCCTTGAGAGTGCTATGGGTGACGAGGTTGAAGTTGACGCTTCCGAGATGGAAGTGGAAGAGGTCCCTGTTGAGGATGAGATGGAAGTCGACGACGTTGAAGTGGAAGATGACATGCTCGCCGAGACTGGCGCCAAAGACGATGGCGAGAGTAAAGGTGACAAAGGTAAGGACAAAGACGATCCCAGCGCACGCGACTACGAGGACGGCGGCGACCGAAAGGGTGACGACTCCAAGACTGACCCCGGCAAGAAGGATTACGAAAAGAACGAATCCACCGTAGCTACTGATGAACTCGTGGAGGCTGTCACCAAGCGTGTCGCCGCTCGAATTCTGAAGAGCGCTCTGGCTAAGAAATAAAAATAACGCTTGACTTTCAAGCACACCTAACATATACTAGAGGCTGTGGGTAACCCCCACAGCCTTTTTAGTTTGGATGGAACATGTATGAAGTAACAATGCAAGACCTTACGGTCTTTGTCGCCCTAGGGTTTTGCTGTGGATTATTTGCCAGTGTCTTCCTAGCGCGCTTACTGGAGGTGATACATACCTGGCGGATGGTACAACAGACAGTCGTGTATTTGTTATGGATGTGTTCGAAGCTTGTGGAGGACGTTGCTTTCCTTCAGGAAGTAAAAAGATCTCATATGCGCAAGGCCGAGTTTACACCTGAACAGGTTCGGCAGTTTGAAGAAGTTGACGACAAGTACTTGACAAACTGGAAGGACTCGGTTATACTAGGGTTAGTTAAACGAGCGCCGCCTCATTTTCGGTCGATGCTTCCTTTTAAGGATTGGCGCGAGGCTATGCAATTTATGGAACAGGAGCTTAAAAATGATTAAGATGATCAAGGGCGAAGAAGAAGAGCCCGAATCGAAGGACGACGGGGAACCGTTTGGAATAGACGATGAGGAAGAACCCCTTCTGGGGCTCGTGGGTGATATCACCGAGAGCGCTGCGCAACAATTGGCGCTGATGCTGTTGGCCTTTAACGGCGGTGGCATTCTCCGTCCGGAGATGCCCGAAGAAAAAGAAGAAGACATTGAGTTTTTTATCTCCTCTGCCGGCGGGTCTTTGTGTGAGATGTTCACGGTTTACGATTTGATGGAACTGGTAAAGAAGCGACGGGACATCGCCACCTTTGGGTACGGCAAGATAGCGTCCGCCGCTGTGCCCCTGTTGGCCTCTGGTACGAAGGGGAAGCGACACATCGCAAAGCATGCCCGTGTCATGTTACACCACTGTTCCAGCAACGTGAGTGGTCCGCACCCCAATGTTCGGGCTAACTACAACGAGTTAAAGACAGTTGAGGATATGATGGTACAGCTTCTCGCAAAGCACACTAACATGTCGGCGGGGGAGATATACAATATCTTTTCCAAAAATACAGATGAATATTTCTCTGCTCAGGAAGCATTAGAAATGGGTCTTGTTGATAAAATCATCTAATTAGTACTGGACCCGAGAGGATTAAACATGGATATTGATACAATGGTGGAGAACCACTTTAAAAAGAACCGCGACATTTTTGGATTCGAAGCGATCACTGAACTTATTGAAGAGGTGATGGATTCGATGGATGCCGAAGGGATCCCTCGTTTGGATGAGAGTGCGGAAGCTCTTTTGGCCGAAGCCAAAGACGGCTTCTCCGCGGCTAAATTTTTTGATTCCATTTTCACTCCCAACATCACCGAAGAAGTTGGAGTAGTTGATTCGGAAGCCCGGAAAGAATTCCAGCGTTCCATGAAGCAACTTCAGGGTAAGACTTTGCGAGAGAAGCTGGCTTCAGTTAAGGTGTTCATGAAAGGGGACGAGGCCATGGCGACGGATGCTGCGAAGGTTCTCTCCTATCTTACTTTCTTAAAAGCGATGCAAGAAGTGTTTCGTGACTACTCTCCATCCGGGAGCGGGTTCTTATTGGAAGCCTTTTTAGCCGGTCTCCTTCGCGGTCAGCAAGTGGTCGAAGTTACCGATGAAACGGGGGGTTCTCTCCCTATTACAGATTATGAAACCGGTACCGGCGAGCCTGTTTCTCTTAAAAGATTAACTGGTGGCGAATCTAAAACCCCCATTAAGGGCTCTCTTAACAATTTGGTTCATCACTTAACCCTTCCCGAGAATCAAGAGCGCGGGATTACGTATGTGATCGCGGCGATCTTCGGGGACAAAGAACAGGTTGCATTTTATGAGTTTAAGATTAATGCGGACAACTTTATTCCATGGGTAGGACAATTTGTTTCTATTGATGAGGAGGGGCTCCAGCAGCTTCAAGCCTTTACCGGGGCCGACCCAGGTGCTCTTCAGGAACAGGATGAGCGCGCCGAACTTGCTAAGATTGCGCAGACGTTTCGCAAGAATGTTGAGGCGATTCAGGCGGCGATTGGGATACCTCCGGGAACGCCGGGCAAAAAAGAACACTATGATGGCAAGCCCATGCCGTCATTCGACGCCTACATCAAGCCCGCGGGCGCTGCCTTTTCGGACAAAAAGTCCCAACTATTAACTCCCCAAGGTGCGCAACAAATCGTCAAGGCGGCCACCCGTTTCTCTGGGAAGTATAAGGGCGCCCTAGAGGCTATGGGCCCGGAAGCCGTCCAACTCAACGCGGAGTTGCTCGGAGTGACCGCGGAGACTCCATTTCGTGATTATTATAAGGTAGCAAATCAGTTAGGGAAGGCTTTCCGAGACATGCTCAAGACACTTCCTCCGGAAGCTAAAGCCTTTAGTTACGGCCCCATGGCCACCAAACAAGCCCGCGACCCTGAAGGAACAAAGAAGTTAGGGCAGCTTTCTGCCCTCCCTGACAACCTG